ATTCCCTTTCTTCCTCATTTGGTATTCCGTTATTGAAATTTATTAGCATACTAGGTGCCAATCCATTTTTTATGTTGTTGAGGTGATAGTTTGCAATTTCTTCTTCTAGTTCTGCATATTGCAAACCTCCCTGATAATCTACCGGTGAATAATAATAGAATCCTGCCCGATAAGGCTTGACACAAAGTATCTCAATCGGTGCGCTTGATTTTCCAAACGCAGGGATTCTTTCCGGTTGCTCAGATGGTTTGATTTTTTTCCATTCAGGATGATAATAATATGCTTCTATTTCGCCATCTTTTGCTTTTTCCATTCGCAAGGTTTCGATAGGAAAGTGTTCTACCTGTGCAACAGATTTTCTGTCTTTGGAATATATCACTTGCATTGCACATTGACCCATTAATTTCAGATCAAGAACAAGTTTTCTAACGCAGTCTTTTGTGAATAGCGTTTTCATTTTTGCATATTCATCCGGCTTTCTTTGACTATTAGTTGCATCTAAGCCTTGCCCATATATCATCTCAGACAAACCATTAATAATCGCATTGTTGGTTGGGCTTCCGTTGTATCTGTCAATCAAATACTCGTAGTAATTATTATCATCACCATATCTTACCCAATCCTTTGTGCGATCTTCCTTTACTTTTGGGGTTGTATAATTTGCTAAATTGACTATTCTTACGTCTGTCATAATACTATATAATCGTTATCAAATGAGGTATCAGTTGTATATACATCTTTATTCACAGTGTAATAATCGTTTGTCGATTGATCCACAGTTTGTGCTGTGCAAAAAACCTTGTCTTTGTATATAACGTTTGTACCATCTAAAATTGTCAAATCATAATATCTTCCTTCTTTCAGCGTAAGGGCTTGACTGATTTGCAGATAATTTTTATTTGTTGTTGGTGATACGCTGTAAGAAACCTCTGTGTTTGTTGTGTCATCTCGCAGTTTCATTGTTGCAGAAGTCACATATGTTCTTGGTATCACTTTGATAGTTTGTGCGTCTGTTGTTGTCGATAATATCACCATACTAATATAACGAACAAAAGTAATTAATTTGCAAAAAAAAAGAGGGCATATAGCCCTCCTTGATTTGTAGAAAATAATTCTTATGAATTTGTTCCCTCTGTAATTGTGATTGTTCCAGACAGTCCTGCCATTTGTGAGAATGGAAAATCACCTGATGTTGCATCAACATTAATAAAATTCGCTGGTTTCAGTTCTTGTGCATTTAGAGTAAGTGTATAACCACTCAAATCACCCATTGCACCACCAGTAACAATCGTTCCTCCATTTACATCAGCCCCGTGTTCAAGACCCATCATCATACAATTTCCGTTGTAATCCTCTACCACTACGTGAGGTCTCGCAAATGCTAAAAGCTTGATTTCTGCGTGATCCTCTTTTGATAACTTCTTAAGAGTAAGGCTTAACGTCTGATCGAAAAACGTTGTGCCATTTTCTCTTGATGCTGTAATAGTTTGCTCAAAGCTGCTATTACCTTTCAATTCATATTTATAAGCTGTGAGGTTGTTAGAACTATCTCCGGTCATATTGGTGATCTCATCTGCAGTTTCTGTAACTGTTCCTAAGTCTCCGAAATCTATAAAGTATACATTTTTTAGACCACCAACTACGTCCTTACAAGGCTCTTTTCTACCTCTTGTTAAATCGCAAGCCATATCTTTTTATTATTAAAAAAGGGTAGGCAGATCATTTACCACCTACCCCTTTTGGTTATTTAAATCCTATATTAGTTTGCAGAGTTAGTAATACCGTAAGTCACAATGTCCTCGATATTTCCATACTGCGCACCTGCTGTAAATCGCATTACGATTCTCACATTTTGAGAACCATCGATGTCACTCATATCAATAACTTTTACTTCGTTGTGGTCAGCTAATAGACCAGTTCCAAAGAATAAGTTTGATTTTTCTGCTGCAACTGCTGTGTTGTCAGACAATCCGGGTGCTCTAAAGATTTTGATGCCATCAAACATATCGATGTTGATATCTTGATTTGGTCCTAAATCTCTTACACCGGCTGCACCAACGTTACTTGCAAACCCTCCTAATGCTCTTTTGTAGGCTTGGAAGATGTTTGTTGCAACGTAAATGTGCAAATCTTCTTTGTACAATACTGCAGATGGAATCGCATCAACAATGCTTCCTAACTGTGCAACTACGTTTCCAGAGTTTACAGTTGTTCCGGCTACCTCTTGTGCTGATGGTAAAGATGCATCCGTTGCAATTTGAGTTGTTAATCCATCAAACTCTCCGTTGTTAGAAGTGTTACCTCTCCATAAATTTTGCTCAGTTTTCTCTGCTACTTTTGCAGAAACGTGACCGATTAAAAAATCAGAGAATTTTGTGGGTAGAGAATCGTGAGCAGAAAAGCCCATTGAGATTGCTTCCCAATCACTTCTAAAATCATCCTTACATAACTGCAAGTTTACTTGCTGATATTCCGGTTGTAGGATTCTTTCTGTAATTGTTACAGTACTTGTTGGATCGAAGTCACAAGTTGCATCTTTGATGATTGCGTTTGTGTCAACTTTCTTGATTACTTCTTTGAACTTTACGTTTTGTTTGATTGTAACACCGCCTGAGTCCAAAGTGATGCCTGAAAGTAATGCCGGTGAAATGTATT